AAGTAATGAGAATGGACACAGCTTCAAGAATGCTTGTTGGAAAAACATCAAGTGGTTTAGGTGTTGAAGGTGTAGAATTTAATACAACAAGTCACTTCACTAACTTCACGAGAGAAAGAAATTCATCAGGTGGAACAATAGCGCAATTCAACAGAACTGGCTCAGAAGATGGGTCAGTCATCACTTTTTATAGAAATGGTGGAAGTGAGGTTGGAAGCATATCTGTTACAAGTTCAGCAACGGCATTTAACACATCCTCTGATCATAGACTAAAAGAAAATATTAAGCCATTATCATCTGCGCTTGATACAATATCTAAAATAAAACCAAGCACATTTAATTTTATAGATACACCAGATGAGAGTGTTGATGGTTTTATTGCACATGAACTTGCAGAAGTTGTATCTTATGCCGTAAGTGGAGAAAAAGATGGGATTGATGAAAATGGCGAACCAATATATCAAGGTGTGGATCATAGCAAATTAGTACCTTTACTGGTAGGAGCAATACAAGAACTTAAAGCTGAAATTGAACAACTAAAAAACAAATAAAATTATGAATTGGAAAATAAACACATTAGAATATACCAACGATGATGACAAAGGTGTTGTTGTAGCCCATTGGGACTGTGGCAAAACTGATGGTGACTTCTCAGGAAGGTGCTATGGCGCTGAAGGGTTCACGCCAGACCCATCATCTAAAGATTATGTAGCATATGAAGACTTGACTGAGGAAATTGTTCTTGGTTGGCTTTATGAGATAATCGACAAAGATGCTATAGAAGCAAGTGTTCAGGCACAGATTGACCAGCAAAAAAATCCAGCTATCCTGAAAGGATTGGCTTGGTAACAACAATAATTTAAGCGAGTAAAATTATGACAGCAGAAGAAAGACTACAAGAGTTGCAAAACTTTGAATCACAACTTGTGATGCAACTACACGAAACACAGTATATGATTAAAGGTTATCAAAACGCACTAGAAAATGATAATGAAACAAAAACTGACGAAGAGTCAGCAGACAAAGCTGAGTAGACACTCAGTTCATCACACAAAAGCACACATGGACTTTATGCGCAGAAGGATGCTCATGGGAGACTCTTTTGCTGAAGCCCATAGAAAAGCACAACAAAAAATAGGTAAATAATTATGTATCACGGATCACACGGCAAAAAAGACAAGAAAGGTAAAAAGAAGAAAGATATGATGGGCGCAAAAAATGGAAGAGTGATCGCTAGAAACATGAAGAAAACTGGCCGAAGCAAAAAAGGCTAATTTTTTTCACGATCTTGAGATCCTGTTAGGTATCCCTTTTCGAAAACATCTTTTATATAATCTTCTGATACCTGTATACGTACACAGATACCAGCAAGAAATCCTATAAAGGCCATTGTTAGCGAAAACATCAAAATAATTATACCCTCCAAAAAAAACACCCCTCAAATTTTAGTTGTAACAAGCGATCATGCACTGTATGATGCTTTACTATTAATAAGCAGTAAATTCGCTCTATTAAGCATTATGGCGCTATTGGAGCGCTTGCCGCTTAAATGGTAATTTACAGTGGTATGATCCTTGTAATTTAACAATTTTCCTATTTTTTGCTGATTAAATCCTAATCTGTACATTAAAATACAGCAAATTTGTCTGGCATCAACCAGATTTTTTTTTCTTCGTTTGCTTAATAAATCATCAACAGATATGTTACATGATTTGCAAACCATTTCTATTATTTGATTACTGTCTTGTGTCATATTATCTTCTTTCTCCTCTATATTGCCATGTTCCATTTTCGTCTGCTTCAAATTCATGGTATCGATCACCTTTGTGATCACAATGTATAAATCCTTTGTCAGGGTAGTAACATATACGTTTATATTCAGATGATCTTAGTTCCTCAAGGAGGAGTTCCATGTTTTCACACGTGTAATCAACTGCCCCAAGGCCACTAAATGTATGCTCACTATCACCGCTCCTACCATGTGAGAGTTCCCAATCTTTAGATCTATAACCACTATTTTCTGAGACTGATATAGGTTGTTGTATTTTGTGTCTTATTTGATTGATTATAGGTTTATGATATTTCTCTATCTTATCTACTACATGTATTGGTACGCTTGACATAACTCTGTCAACAAGAAATTCTTTAATGCTAAAATAATCGAAGTACATAATATTATTATTGGTTAAAAAATATAATCTATGTATTGTTATTTGTTTTTTCAATACCAAAAGAGGGGAGGCTCGCCAGTTCCCCCCTTTCAGTTTGTGAGTCAGGATATTCCTGAAAAAGGATGGAGGCTTTCACACCTACCATCCATACAATAACATGATACATTAGATTAACTAAATTTCTCGTATATGTATTGTGCCATTTTATCTCCACCAAAATCAAAAGAGAGCCGCCTCAGTTGGCATGTCCTCCCTTCTCGGTCTGTTTACAGGAGTTCCTTCTTGTAACTCTTTCTGAGTAAAAACCCCTCCATCTTTCCAGTAGCACTTTCCATTAGCCACCCAAAATCTATCTTTTTTTGCAGCTTTTTGCTCATCAGTCTGCTTGACCCAAGCGCTTAAATTATTTCCATATGGATCTAATTCATCTTTTACCTGTATCGTCAAGGATATACCCTTAACTTTGGGATCGGCCTGTTGCTTAGCTTTTACGCCTGCAACAAGTTGTTCTAATGTTTCTAACTTCATATATGCTTCACAGTATATCATAAGAATGTATTTTTAGTTTATGTTTGAATGATATATATATAATATACGCTCAAAGAGCATCTTGCGCAACTAAAACGGTTTTTTAGCTACTTCAAGTCCTTTATCTGTAATGTGTTCCAAGTGAATCCTTTGATGGCTTATAATCCCTCTTCTAGATTTTACAATTTTTGCAAATACGCTATTATAAGTATACGTATCCATATCACGCCATCCCTTGACCTTTTTAGACACCCCATCAAAAGAGACAAGACTGGGGATCATGCTTGGTCTAAATATTGAGGTCATACAATGCGCTACATTTTTTATTACTTGCGCCCATTGCGCATCTTTATATCTTGGCTCTAATTGCCACCCATGGCGCACATGGTCGTTAATCGTGACTTGGCTAGGAACCAAAAGTAAAACGTTCAATTCTTTTGCGATCTGTTTAAGTATTTTTGTTACATAATTTAGTTCCAAGGTTCTAGAATTGAATCGACCTTTTGCGTAAACCTCTTGTATGTAATCAATGACAACAAAATCCAAGCCATTTTCTTGCTTTATTTTTCTACAACATCTTTTTATTTCATCTATGTCATCAACGCTATCTACGATTAGCATATTATCACAATACTCTAATGTATTAGCCGCTAATTGAGATGCCGTATTCACATCATAATCTTCCATCTGAAACCATAAACCCTTATATCCAGCCTCCAACAATTTTACGGATATAAAATTACAAAATTGAGTTTTACCATGTCCAGAGTCTGCTAAAACCACATTTATGTCGCCTTTGTGCATTCCAACATTTTCATACAAAATATTATCAATTGTATTTATGTTAGTAAGCAGTTTTTCTTTTATTGGGTTCTCTTTTTCCCTGACAAATATTTCTGTTGGAGTCAGGGCGACAACATCGCTTGCATCGTCAGTCTGTTGTGATAACTTGTCGATCATCAATATTAGATCATCTGCAGTCACATCTTCAGACATAGACTTTTGGAACACCTCAGACACGGACCTTCTTAGCACCTTTTTATCTCGATCTTCTTTCAGTATATGAAGATAATCTTTGATCTGTGATTCGCTAACCAGAGCATTCATCTGTAACTCTAGTAGTCTATCTTGAGTGTATAGATCTAACTTTGATGTTATTGTTGCTTCGTTAAAATTTACACCCTCTGAATGTTGCCTGCAACACTCTAAATATAATGTTCTGTTATAATTAAAATAATCTGCATCACTTAGATCGAATATCAGGTTTCTATATTCTCTAGAAAACAGAAGTGTTCCCATTAAGGAATCTTCAAGTTCTATACTCATGTTATTTCTTTGTGTTTTGACCTGCCATATTCAGTTAATGTATAAATACTTGGCGAGGATGTAGTTGTTATTATATTTGATTCAATAAGTGAACAAATGGTTGAAAATATGGACCAAAACTTATCTTTGCCATTATCAACGTTGACAACCTTTTCTATATCTTTAAAATATACCTTGTTAGGTGAGTTGTAGATTAATTTGATAATTTTTGCTTCGTTTGGTGTCATTGTTCTTCTCATTTATTTTTTTCTTAGATCTGTTTTTGTTACTGTTCCAGACTTATTAAATCTATGAAATACCCAACCTCTACGATCATACCAAGTCATAGATAAAACACGAATATATCGACTTGCAAACTTCTTAGCAAAACGAATGTAATTTTTTCGTGTTGGCGGAGTGTTAGTCTTAACTTGTATCAAAAACAATTGTTTAGGACCAAGAGATATTAGATCAAAACCCTCAAATCGATATTGATCTTTATGGTCGCAATCTTTTGTCCAGCATTTAGTGCAATATCCAGCAAAAAGATCTTTGTATTGTGTATATCTACCAGACATCTCTACTTCATCTACGATCATACCTTGATCTTGAAGATAAGATATTGCCTTGTACACAGTTCTTTTTCCCTTTGCCTTACTCATATAAAAAACCCCTACCACCATTTAGATGGCAAGGGTTACTTAACGGATGGATATCTAAAATGGGGCGCTATCGTATGCTAAGCTATTGTTTTTTGCAGACGATCTTGGATGATTTACATGTCTGTGATCAACACTATCAGCATCTTTCGAGTCGTCAAGTAAAAGCAATCCTGCGAGAGCATATTTTCTAGCGTAGCTTGAACATGTTCCAGTTAGTTGCATTAGGTCCATGCCTTTTTTTGACTCAGGCTCTCTTGCTAAAGCAGAACCTGTGATGACTTGGCCATTCTTTTCGAAAGTAACAATTGATCTGATATAAACCCTGTCACCATGGGACACGATTTCATCATCTAGTTTTAGAGTTACATCATATTTAGCAAGTAATGGTTTTACTGCCTCAAGAATATCATCTAAGTTTCTATACTCATAATTAGAAAACTTATTGACTCTATTCTTTGGAACATTCAGTTCATTCTGAATCTTTGTAAGTATTTGTTGTATTGTTTTTGTCGTTTTGCTCATAATTCTGTTATTGTGTTCATGTTTGTAATCCCAGTATTTGCAGTCCTAGGATCTTTTACCCAATCCATGATCTGGATCAGAGTGTTTGTCATGTCATTGCACGCCTTTGAATATGTTTCTTCACTAAGCGTGTATACGGCACTATTATATGGATACTCTTTCTCAATTGCAACAAAATAAAAATCTGTAAAATCAAGACCTAGTACCATGCAATAAAATGCTGCTTGTATATCATATCTATATCGAAAAAAATCTGAACGAAAAGATGCTGCACTCGCATCCTTACATGATTTCCAATCAATGATGGCCAAGGGGTTTTCTTCCTTGACAAACATCTTGTCAGGCCTAACACGAAATTTCAATGGATAAAACTTTCCATATTCAGATCCTTTGAAGAATGAATATTCATCCCATATCGCATCATAATCATACATCTTTGGTATAGACTGTACTGCTGGGTTCTTAATGACACTATTATACATGTTTTGGATTTTTTCAACATCATCAAGTGACAATATGGTTTGATCAGCCTCAACCGCCTTCTCAAATTCTTTTCTATATGTTTTGTAATCCTTAGTCATGGTTGGTGCGATCAAATCTGGTCTAGCCTCCATAATGTCTGCTATAATTTTCGTGTCATCAAAGGTTACAAACCTACTATGGAACTCGGTTCGATCCTCAAAATATGTATGCATAGCATCACCAAAGATTAAGGCTTGACTTGGCTCTGTTGGCAACAAGGCCCTCGCAATAGAGTGCTTTTGAACATTTTTTACGAAACTAGATGATATATAATCAGTCCCATGTTCGTGATATTTTTTATTCGACAAGTTGCTGAATGTTTGCATTTGGATACTCCTTTGGAAAGTTTTTTTTGCAAAGTATTGGTTGTTGAAATGATCCTATCATTTTTTCTATAATAAATATAAGTTCTTCCATATCATCTGACACCATTACCACAGGTGCTTTGTTGTAATCAATTGGTATATCTTGACTGTCATCATAAAAGGTTTCGTGTACGGAAAAAACTGGCCCTCCATCAATATTTTTTTCTGCGAATAGTCTGAAGTTCCAATGTCCATCATATCTTGGATCGTTTTCTATCATATATAAATTTTTATGTGTGTTGAAGAATTTGTATTAAATTATTAGATTTCCACAATACATACAAATAAAATAGATAACATGATTAAAAAAGGATTTGTACGAGTTCCGAATACGATTTTCGATGAACACATGAAATTTTTATCTGGCAATGAATTTTTATGTTACATGGCCATCATTCGGAAAACATGGGGTTGGAATAAAAATAGTGACAAGATAAGTCATAGCCAATTAATTTCCATGACGGGCCTTTCCAATAAAACGATAGTCAAATGTTTACAATCTTTAGTAGACAAGGAATTAATATCCATGACAAAGCGATTCAAAAGGACGAACCTTATCAAGGTGTTGGAAAAATCTACACAAGAATCTTATGTAAAAACTACACACACAACACTACAATATAATAAACAAAAAGACACATCTATTGTGATTGGTGAAGTAGTATATGATGAGTAGAAACTTTTTTTTTGTTTCTTTGTGGATAACTCGTATATTTCCTGTGTACAAATAACAATAACAAAACATAGGTACAACATGATAATCAACAAACAACAAGCTTTTAAGCTAATCAACAAACAAAACAATTCAATATTCAATGTTCGGTTCATAAAAAAAGATGGGACCGAAAGAAGCATGAATGCTAGAATGAATGTGAAGAAATATTTGAAAGGTGGTTCCATGACTTATGACCCCAAAAAAAATGGATCTATAATTGCATTTGACATGAATGCTATGGGGTATAGAACAATCAATACCCATACATTGACAAATTTGAATGTAAACGGTAACAAATACATTGTGAGAGGTTAATAACATGAATATAACACAATCGATCCAAGGGCATATTGAGGCCCAACTAGAAAAAAATTGGAACATAGAAGCTAGGGTTCAAAAATATGCACAAGCAATAGATCATTGTATAAAATGGTTTGAATCGAATGACATCAAGGCGTTTGAAAACGATGAGTCTGTATTCATAGAATGTATGAGTCAGTCAGGATATAATTTTGAAGTACAAATATCATCTGCTGAAGTATTTTATAGAGCAGATTTATATAAATCAAAAATGGAGGAATCGTAATGCCGAAACCAGATGTAATAACAAAATTGTTTTTTGTGGATTACATTCTTAGTGAAGAAAGTAATTCTGATGACGAGGTGATGTTCTTAATATCCCTTATTGAAGATGAAACCAAGAATCATGAAGAAAAAGTAAAAACACTTCATGATTATATAAATTCTACATTTGAAAAACATTATTATTTACCCATGAAGGAGGAATCATAATGAAACAATTAATCGGTATACTGAACCTCAAATATAGGGGTTCAGATTTTTCATCATCTGCTTACCTTAGACTCAAAGTATTTGAAAAGGAATGCGGTAGTGTATCGTACACTCTTATCAATGGAAGGAATATGAGGTGTTGTATTGGTAACCTACAATGCGATGATGAATTACCTATTCATGTTTATAAGCATGAATATCCTATATATTTATTGAATGATATAGAGGTATGTCTTGAAAGAAGCGTTGTTGAAGTTGATAAATTAGAATTATTGATGGATACGTTCAGATTTAAACATCAAACAAAAACATCTTTTATCAATGCTCAAAAATTAATTGAAGAGGAGGTATAAATGTATTTACATCACTTTAAATTTACACATATGTTTTTAAAACATATCGGTTATCAAAAGCATGAAGATACTAGTTATGAACACATATATAATGTAGTTAAATTTCATATGGAAAAGTTTTTTACATCTGATTATAATAGAGATGATGAAACACTTGAAAAAAGCATACAGACATTTCTGGATGAAAAAATAACAGTATCAAAAAAGGGGGATCAATAATGACTGTTGAGAAACTAATAAATAGATTGAAGCTATGTAATCCAAAAGATGATGTGGTCATACAGACTGTTGATCTCGATACAGGGGATGAAATTGACGTATATCCTTTCTATATAGATGAGGTAGGTGTTACCCCTAGTCATAGTGAGATAAGGCTTGTACAACGAAATAACGACACGCCTGAGGCATTTCTTGATGAATCTAAACAACTCAGAAACATCATAACATAAATTTCTGCCAACCCCTAGCAAGAAGAGGAATTTCCGCCAAGGTATTCCTCTTTTTTTTGTGATTAATTCCCATGCCCCCCCCTGTATCTAAATTTCTACCCAGTCAATTTCCGCCAATAGATACCTGTAAAAATGCGCCAATAATATTTAGATCTAACTTTTGTTTTTTGGTCGAATTACTGGGCCTATATTATGCCGCTTTTTTGGTCCTGTATTTTTCCCTATATAATAGCATATTTTAATTCTAACGTTCTAAATTTGGAATATAGAATATTTATGGCTATATTATAGTAGGCCCCATACGTCCAAAATTTGGACCGCGCGCGGCCTGCCGAATTCGTTTGGCCCTGTACTTTGATTTATTGAAAATTAAAATATACATTTAAAATATACAATATTATGAAAAAATTAGATAAACTTTATCATGTATCATTTATTGCATTAACAGTATTTTTTTGGATATACTTTGGAATGCATATTATCATTCACGTTATATGGGGTTAATATCATGTATACTGAAGATGATAATACTTGTATAAATTGCTTTGATAATAAAGCTATACAAATCTCTAAATATGATATTATATGGAGAGATGATAAAAAAGTTCCATGCTGTCCTAGATGTTGGAATGAATTATATCCTAGATATTTAGCTGTAACTTGGTTTGATATCAAAGATGAAAATATTATCGATTCTGATAATGAAAAATACGATGAATTAATAAATGAGGAATAACATGATGAAACATTATAAAAACTTACAATATTGTGATGAAAAAGACATTGAATCTAATCTTAGATTTGTATGTAGCTACTTAAATGATGATTATATTAGACGTGGAATTGATTGGTATCCTGATGCCAAAAAACAATTATTAGAATATAAATTAGAACACGATTCTAAATTAGATTATATAATGATTGCTCAAATGACTTCTGTATTTTCATCACGTTCAAAATGGAATGTAAATTTACATGAAATTGAAAATGTATTATCACATGTAAAACATCATGGTTCTAATCTTGAAACTAATAATATGCTTAATAATAGAGTTTATTCTACTAAGGATTTCTATAAAAAAGCATGGAAAAGTTTTAATAATGAACTTGTTTTTTTCTTTGATAAACAAACTAGAAAAACATGTAAAAAAACAGGTAGTTTTTTCTACAATCTTTTATTAGATAATTCTTTTGTAACTTTAGATGTACATATGAGTAAATGTATAGCTAGAAATCATAATGAATGGTTTGCTTTATTATTAGATGAAGGTATTGCTTCAAAAAATATTTATACTAGTATTGAAAATCTAGTACTAAAAATAGCTGAAGAATATAATTTAAAAGGTTATGAATTACAGGCTTCATTATGGCTTGTAATTCAGGATTTATATGATGTTATAAAACCTAATATAAAACCAATTAAAGTTAATCACTATTATTCACCACAAAAAAAGATGAATAAATCACAAATTTCTAACTCTAAAAATAACTACAATTATGTATAGAAATAAAGATAGAAACTATGCTTATGATTATCCTATATTAAAACCTGATAATTTTATTGCAGATTTTTATAAACGTAGACATGAATTTGAGACTGTACTTACGTTTGAAAATATGCATGAAAAAACAGTTGAATTAGATGTTAGAAATGAAGGTATATCTAAAACTAAAATTCATTCTTTATCTAAAGCTTGGGATTTTCATTTACATTCAGATATAAATATACATGATGGCGTTTTACTAAAAATGTCTATATCTGAGATTATAAAAGTGGACTATAGAAATATTATACTTCCACTTGAAATTTATAAACATGTAAACATAGACAAACTTTCACACAATAAACTATAATTTCTTAATATACAATAACATGAAAAACAATAAAATAAATACTAAAAGTAAAAATGAATTATCTAAATATGATATATTCGAATTTATGATTAGACCTTATAATGATTCAATTACTAGAATTGGTAATGAATTTTTTATTGAAGCTAGAGATGATGGTAGCAGTATAACTGGCCATCTAAAAATTTCTGAATGTGAGATTGAACATAAAAATGTAGCTTTTTATAAAGATTACTTTCAACATGAAGGTAGAATTTATAATAGATTAAATTATGTAGAGTTCACACCAAAGAAAAATGAATAATTAAAATATACTTTAAACCTATAGCCCTGTATTATATGCAGGGCTTTTTTTTTGCCTAATATATATTTATATATTATTTATATATATAACTTTATTATATGATAGAATCATTAATAAATATATATTATATATATTAATAATTATAATATATAATTATTTTTAATTTTTATATATACAGGGCCTATATATTAAAATGATTTTTGGGCAGATCTTCTACCAACCCTTTCGCAAAAATACTATTTTTCAGAAATAGTGTCTTGTTTTTAATTATATATAATTTTTTATATTTTTTGTCAAAAATGTAAACTTTTCGAAAAAGGTGTAAAATGTCTTGGCATGAAAAGGAAGATATAAAGTCGGCAGAGCAAATGTTCTCTGAAATGAAGGTTGTGATAGAGTGTTTACACAGGATACCAAGTATGTCTAGTAAGCTTCCAAATTACATTAACAATAGAATACAGTCCATTATGGAGTTCACATCTAAAAATGGTTGGGATGAAAAAAAAGAGAGCAAGTGATTATTCTGATAAAGAGAAACTAGATGTTTTAAGGGATCTAGATAAATATGGAAACTTGTCAAAAGTGTCAACAAAATATGGCCTTTCTAGACAGACAATATACAACTGGAAAGATTCTGCAAAACAGTTACAAGAACAGGTTATTGAGTTAGATAAAGTAACAAAAAAGAAAAGACATGATCTATTAGATAAAGAAGTTTTAAAAAACATTGGAACATATAAGAACCTTTTATCCACAATAGGGGATTTAGAAAAGAGAAAAGAGAATCTGTCTGCTAAGGTTGAGTTACTGTTAATGAATGTAGTTGATGCTATAGAAAAACACGAAGATCTAAAAGAGATACATCCAAAGGACTTGAGTAAGATGATGAAGGACCTTCATGATGTTCGCAAAGAACTAAGCAATGAGCCAACCATTATTATTGAATATAAAAACAAAATGAGGGAACAGACCTTACAGGTTCTTCAGGACTTTTTAAATATAGAGCAGCTAAAAGAGTTCGCTCAAAAAATGGAGGCAATAGAAGCTGAGTATGAGTTACTATAGGGAACAACAAAAACAAAATTTAAAGAAGGGTAAAGAATCTGAAAAATTATTTTGCAAGTTGTCTGGCGCTAAGCCTGGCACTCAACATGATGACTACAATCATATTGATGCATATTTAGACGATATAACAATTGACGTTAAGGGCTTGAAAAAATGCCACATTGATGGTTATGTTGTTGTTGAAATAACAAACGTGCAGGGCAAGTTGGGATGGTGCAGTAGAAAGGGGGCAGATAAAATAGCTTTTCAGTTTCATGGAGAGTTTATTTTAGTTGATAACAAAAAGCTGCATTCTTTAGTAGTAAAAAAGGTGATCGAAAACAAAAGAATGAATATGCCTATTATGAGGGTTGATGGAGCAGCCAAAAAATATGGTTACAATGGAATCTTATATAAGCCTGTAGGCAGAAAAGGTAGAAGAGATGTTTTTGTATACATCACTAAAGATGACTTGATGACATTAAAAGAAAAGGTATATGTCTATTAAATTTAAATTATTTAAGTTCCCTGTATTTAAGACAAACTTTTTCATAAAACATTTAAAGTTCTGGAATAAAGCAAGATTATTTAAATGTGTTAATGTTGTTGCTGGTGGTCCACAATGCAAGAAACAATGCAAGTTATGTAAAAAGACGTATGGCCCAGAAAGCTAATTGGTCTGACTTACTAGTTAATGTCGTGGGGTATGAGCCTCCAGCAGACTCAATTGATTTGCGAAACTCTTTTATTGAGAATTGTTTGGCAGATCAAGATGGCAAGAAGCTTACTCAGGCAGACATACATCTGGTTATGCAGCAAGGTATTTACGATTGGGAGCAGCAGGCATTATCCAAAAGCGCTCGTCTTAATGGCTTGATTCGTGCGCCCTATAATACTGGCAAGTCTCAACAAGTAGCCATTGGTTTATCGGCATATATGACTACAAGAAAACATGAACTTGAGACATTGATTGTTTCTGCTGATGGTGGTATTTCAGCTAAAAGAATATTGTCTTTGAGGGCCTTGTTTATGAGTGATATGTATAAGTATTGGTGCAAAGAGCATAACTTCAATCCTGTTGAGTTTGATAGAACTGATACTGGGTCAACCCAGCGAATCATTGTTAAAAGTCGCAACAGGACAGGTAACCCCACTTATGAGGCGTATGCAGTATTGACTCAAACCACAGGTCAACGTGCTGGTGTGCTGATTCTTGATGATGTGTGCAATGATGAAGATCGTATATCTACTGCTCGTAGAGATACAGTATGGAATAAGGTATCTAACACATGGATCAAGCGTGTTCATGATAAAGGTATTGTTTTAAGTGTGTGTACTCCCTATCATCCAAATGATGCTAACAGTAGACTCATGAAGTCTGGCATTTTTAATGTATTGCAAATATCAGTAAAAGAAGATAAAACAGGTTATCAAGTAGAAGAATGGAACAATCTAAAGTAATCATATATGTAAGATTTAATACAGATTTAGATCAAGAATATGTTGATAACACAAAAAAAGAGCTGAATAGATTTGTAGATATGATTGGTGCTAAGGTAGTAAATGAATACTGGGAGGTGTTAGATAAAAACACAGAATCTGGTGTAATTGATTATATAATAGACGAATGCATGAGAAAGGGCTGCTCAATCCTTACTTATGATTTGGATACTCTTCATGGATATGTTTCTGGAGCCTTTTCAATATTAGATGAGGCATTTAAAGATCAAGTTGCTATATTCTTTGTAGATCCAACTAGTTCACTAAAAAGCATATTTCATTTATGAGAGAGGCTGATAGGGTATGGGAGATACCATTATGGGAGACTAACCACAGTAAACAACGACTGCTCCAAGAGGAAGCGATGGACTTTCTATCGTATAAGCTTGGATATGAAATGAGTGAGGAAACAGATGATCCTACGAAGAAGGCATACAAACATTTTGATGGATATAATCACTACCCTGACGGCAATCTTACATCTATTGATTACGATAATGGCAGTTCTGTTTGGCTTTGCGCTGATTTCAACAGGTCTCCTCATTGTTGGGCTTTGCTCCAAGTTAAAAAGGCTCGTAATGGGCTTAGGCAGTACATTGTTTTTGACGAAATCTTCTCCAAAGAAGCCCTCACCACCGAACAAGCCCTCAAAGCTGTTGAATTACTGAAAAAATGGGATATTTCAAAAGTTTTATTGGCTGGAGACAACACTTCTAACCAAAAAAGTGGTAATTATGGTCGTGTAGGCAAAAATGACTGGGATTATGTTAGGGAAGTGCTTAGTCAACACGACATTTCATATAAAAATGAGTTAGATATACAAAATCCTAAAAGAAAAGTGCGTGTAGACAGGGTTAATAACGCAATTTATGCTGGAAAAAATGGAGAAAGACGACTTTTAGTAAATACTAGATGCGACCATGTTATAAAAGACTATATGTACTCCATTGTTAATGATAAAGGTGTAAAAATAGACAATGGTGATCGTGGACACATGTCTGATGCAATAGATTATGCTATTTGGAGGAATGAAAAGGGGTCATCAAGTCCAATGTACGTGCTACGCTAGTCTCTTCTGATAGGTTTAGTGCGTTTACCCATTCCTACACGTTTTTTCTCTCTAATAGCCTCAGATGCTTTGCCTTTTGCTTTTAGTTCCTTCCACGTAACAGGTGTTTCCTTGCTTATTCGAACAGTAGGACGACATTTTTTAATTCCTTTAAACTTCTTTGACCCACAAGGTGAGCCATCTTGAGTAGTCCATTTTTCTCGCATCCATCGAGCAACACCTCTTTTGGTCGACTTTCTTCCTGTATATGTTCCCCCTCTTTTTTTATATTCCTTTACGATCCAAGCTGATGCGTATGCACTAGGGAATATTTTAAACTTGCGCTTAGCCTCTGATTTTACTCGGCTATATAAAGATGGATTAGCTGGTTCGTTTTTTGACATAAGTAAAAGAAAAAGAAAATATTATTACAAATCAATACTTGAATTTAGTATTGAATCAAAACATAAATAGTAACTATTTTGTCGCCATGAAAGATGTTAAAAGACTTAGCGGTGGTCGGATCGAGTACAGAGGTCATACTTATGCTGGATTCAACAAACCCCGCAGGAGTTGGAGGGACACCAAAAAATTTGTAGTTTTAGCAAAGAAAGGTAATCAAATTAGGGTTATCCATTATGGTGATCCCAATATGCCCATTCGTAAGAATGAGCCAGCTCGTAGAAAGTCTTTTAGGGCTAGACATCGTTGTTCAACAGCAAAAGATAAATTTACGGCAAGATATTGGTCGTGCAAAAAATGGTAACTAAATAATGGCTATATCGCAAGAGCAGCTTAATAAAGATTTAAAATTTGAAGTAAAACAGTTACATTCTATCATAGAATTAATAACCAAAGACATTCAAGATATGAAAGAAGCATTGTTAGGAAACGAGTTCAACAAAGAGGGTCTCGTATATAAAGTAGAAAACAACGAGAAACAAATTGAAGAACTTGTAAAATTCAAGCAAAAGATAGTTGCTTGGGCTACTGGGGCAGGATTAGGTTCTGGAACCCTTGTAAATTTACTTATGGACTTAATAAAATAAATATGAGCAAGAAAAAACTAGCCAATATGGGCTTTATTGATTTACTAACGAAGAAAGCGCCAAAGCTAGGTGCAAAAGCAGCCACTGTCGTTGCTAGTATAGCAACTGGTGGCAGAAGTGATCAAATAATAGAATTATTTAAAAAAGAAGTAGGATTGTCTACAGAGTTATCAAATGATGATAAAGAGATAATACTTACTCAAATGAAGCATGATCTCAATGAATTTGAGATGGAGATACAAGACGTTCAGAATGCTCGTAACAGTGAACTCGCTAGAATGAAGGCTTCTAAAAATGCTTTTACTAGAAACATGAATACGATACTTGCAGCATCTATTATATTAGGTGCATTTGCCTTAGTAGGCGTATTAATATTTACTGACGACATAGGTGGCAACTCTCAGACTCTTGTAAATGTAGCGTTTGGTGCAATATTTACTGCTTTCACTACTGTAACTGGTTATTACTTTGGTAAATCATCTAGAGACGAAGATTAGGAGCCATGCCACTCAAAAAGGGTAAATCTCAAAAGACGATTTCTCAAAACATAAGACAACTTATTAACGAGGGATATAGCAGACAACAAGCTGTAGCCATAGCCCTACAATTCTCTAAAAGATGATTGATCTATCTAAAATTTATTCTGTACCAAAGGATGTTGCTGAAGATATCGTAATGAAAGAAACTAGACATCCCTATTACAGCGTGGTGTTAGATAGAGCGAAAATAATGAACAGTTGGTTTCAGTCTGAGTATGACGAATACACAGCTATATCATCTACCGTATTTTCTGACAAGTCTTATATCATTGAGCAGTCTACTATTGAATCTGATGATGAGTACAAGGAAAGATTAAATAGGATGAAGCTATTTCCTCTAGAGCAAAAGTTTTTTGCTGCTCAACAGAGGATATATGATGAGAATAATGTCAACAGGATGTTTCCTGAAAACAAAGATTTTTGGAAATATAAGTCAGGCAACTTTGATGATGCAGGGTGTTCCATTACTGAGTTCTATCGTGACAAGGTGATGTTTGTAAAAGAGGTCTTAGGATTTGGTGCAGTAGTAACTGACTTGATGATGGATGAAGACGGCAACCCTGTTACCGATAATAATGGTAACGTGATTCCTTACAACTTTGTTTTGCGACCTCATGAGATATTTAACTTCCAAGTAAAACAAGGCATTCTTACTCTTCTTGTTACTCGTCAAATGTATTATGACATACAAAATATCAAGAAGTTTAGATGGACTGCCTACACTCCTGAGTATATCTGTGTTTATACTCAACAGAACAACTCAAAGAAAAAGATATTAGAAATAGAGAATCCATTCGGTGAGGTTCCAGCTACGCTTCTGAAAGGACAAACAGATGCAAACAGTTCTTTTGTGGTTGGCAAGCCTAGAAGATATTCTCTGAAAGGAATGTACCTTGCAGCATCAGAACTGTTCTATGACCTCAAAAAAGGATCAGAATTGTTTGGTCATCCGATACCTGTACTAACAGACTCTATTGTGCGTAGCTTAGCAGGTGTAGCTGATGATGACCAATACGATTCACGCACAATCAAAGAGGGTGTGGGTATGGCAATCATCATACCTGACGAGCAGACAATACCCAACAATATGTTGTACCAGGCTGATATGCAGGGCTTGCAACATTTGAGGGATGTCATATTTGGTGACCTCATGTCTTTGATATTCTCTATGGCCATGGTTCGTGATAAGTCTTTAGTAAAGAGCAATGTATCTGGTGCAGCCAAGCGTTTTGATAATGTAGATGAACAAGGCTTATTAGCATCTACGGCTATGGATATGGAAATGATTGAAAATCAAGTACTTAGAAGAATGGCGAAGGTTCGTGATGAGGACTTTGAAAATTACATTGTTACTTATAGTAAACACTATGACTTGTCTAGTGCAGACGAAATATTCTCAGATATTACAGAGGGTATGCAGTATAAAGCAATGCCTCTCCCATTACTTGTCAAGCTTACAGCAGAATACATGAGAAAACGATCCATGCCTCAAGAAGATATTGATGATGTAATGAATTACTTTGAGGAATTTGGCATGCCAAAAAGTTCTGGAGATTTACGTAATTTATTGGATATATTACCAACAGAAGAACTTGCAAGACAAGTTCAAATTGGTATTGAATCAAACAGCGAGCAATAATTAACTTGTAACCACTATGAGTGAAGAAAAAACAGAGTCAGTTGACACTCCTGAGTCAACAACAGAAGAGACAACTTCTCAAAACGTACAACAGCAACCTGAGTTCGACAAAGACAAGTTCTTTAGGGGCGCTTACAATGAAGGTAAGGGCAAAGTCGAGCGTGATGTAATAAGTAAACTCTCTGAAATATTAGGTGATGATGTCAATACTCTCGATGATGCGTTCTCTCTATTGTCAAATAAAATGCATCCTGTGCAATCTGATGCAGGTGAAGAAAACAAGTTGCGAGAGTTGCTGCAAAAAGCCCAGTTAGAAGCAGAGACTGCTAAAGAGCAGTTAGCGCTTAGTCAAATGGAAACTAGGATAGGATCTGAGTTTCAGGGCGCTTTCAATGCTTTAGAGCAAGATAACGAGTTGACACTCAAAAAAAATTACATAGAACAACTGTTCTATAACGAGTATGAGATTGAGGAGAGTAACGGTCAGTTTTATGCCACAAAAAATGGTGTTCCTGACTTAGATGCTCAAGGCAATAAAAAATCGGTAGGAAACTCTCTCGTAGAGTTTGCTAAGCAATTTGCAAAGCCCAAGAAAGTGGGTGCAGGAGGAGCAACTGGTGGTACTCCTTCTACTGATAGACCTAGCAGAGCAGAGTTTCAAAAACTTGTGCGCTCTTCTAGTCCAGTAGACCGAAAGAAAGCAGAACAGCTATATGGGGCTATGAAACTAGCTGGCGGCTGGGCTGAACAAGCATAAATCCATCTATTGGTTAGGCAAAACCTTAATTGTCATGTTTTGGTCATAGCGACCCAAAAGCTAAATATAATCTAACATTTAATTTAACTTTTATAAAGACATGGCAATTAATACCAACTTTAATATTTATGAGCCAGAGGCATTTGTTGAGGTAGCATTAGCTAACCAATATCCAAATCGACCAATGGTATCTACTGCCGTTACTAACGTAGCTGGCGCATCAATCGAAGGTCTAGTTGCAGCTCGTAACAAGACTGTAAGCATAACTCGTGCAGTAAAGCCTACTGGCTCTGCTTCTGCATATTCAGGATCTTACTCTCTAGGCACTCCTAATGCTAGCGAAGAGCAATTAGTAATTAACAAGCATTATTATGCTGGATTCAGCATCGACAAGGCTGACCAAAAGTTTGCACTTCCTGACTTAGTACAACAACACTTTGTACCAAGACTACATCAACTAATTGACCAAATCAATGCTGATGTAAAAACTGAGGCTCGTAAAGGATTTGAAGCGGCATTTGCTGACAACAACACAGATTCTACTGTTATGGACACAAACGACCTTGCAGAAGCACGAAGAATCATGGCTGCTCGTAAGTTTGTATCTGACAACATGAATATGATCATTGATCCATTTGCAGAAAAAGATTTGACTACACTAAATCTTTTCCAAAATGCTAACACTCGTGGAAACAACGAGATTCAGCTATCTGGTGCAATGGCTCAGGCTTATGGTTTCAACTTCTTCGTTGATAACAACGGAAGCGACCATACTCCTGCTACTGTAACTGATGCTACTATCGCAGCCACTGAGGCTATTGGACAAACAGAACTAACCATTGATAATGGTAGTGGTGGAGCAGCAACTGTATCTTTAGCTGAGGGTGACGTTGTTACTTTCGGTTCTGCTAAAGGAACAGATGACTTCTACGTAGTTCAGTCTCAGACAGGAACAGTTCTTACCTTAAAAGAGCCATTACGAAAAGCATTAGCTAACAATGACACTATCAATCCAGTTGATATTGCTTCTGGCGACACTGGTCGTGAGCAGTTCTTCTACGATCCATCTGCACTAGCCTTAGTTACTGCAGTAATGCCTTCAGTAGATAGCGGTTCAGGATCAGGTGTTCGTAGAGCAGCAGGCTTCGAGCCAATGAACAATGTGAACTACACATTGACTATCGAAGAAACCAAGTCAGGCGCTGATGTACTTATTGAAGTTCTTTATGGAACTAAAGTATTCAGAGGAGACTTAGGTGGTCGATACATTCGTGGTAACGTAGCCAAAGCCTAATTTTATAAGGAGCCGCCTTAGTGCGGCTCTCTTTTTATTATGGTTCAACCTGAAGATATAATAGACTCAAGGGCTATGATAGGTATGTTCGGTCTACTATCGAGCATAACCCTGCAACAAGTATCTACAGTTATATCTATACTTGTCGGTATTGTAACGTTTGGTTACATGACCATGAAATGGTATTATGAATGGAAAAAGATTAAAAGCGAGAAATAATGGCGTTTAGCAGCCTCACCCTTACTAGAAACAATATAGATGCCTTGGAAGAACTTACTTTCAAGGGTGTAAACGTTACTAGTGGAACTACGACTTTAAACTTATCAGAGAAAGACAACTTAATATTGGGTAAGGCTATTAAGATGTTAAAAACAGATATTTTAGAAAATTTAAGAGAATATATAAATGATTCAACATACGCTACAGAAACAGCTTTATTAGATGCGATATATGCTGCTGATTCAGAAGAGTTGTTGATTGATCTGCTATCATATAAGTTTTTAGAATTATGGTTTGCACAAGATGCAACTCATCAAGACAGTTATTCTTTTGCTAAGGCAAGCAAGTATTATCAGTTTTATAATCAATATTTAACAGCCAATTTAAGAAGATTGAGTGGACTTCTGTCAAAACCAAAAACAACTCCTAGAGTTAGATTTATGAGTGTATATTAATGAAAATTACAGAAGCCATAAAAAAGGATTTAGAAACACTTCTCAAATCTCAAAAGTTTGAACAAGAGGTGACAGATCCATCTGCTGATGAGTTAAAGAAGAAGATAAAAAGTCAATCTTTGAAAGGCTTTGATGCGTTTGGGGATAGGTTTCAAAGATTACAAAGCGATGATTACAAGAAGTCTAGAAGAAAATATAGTCTTCCTGCAAAATCAGATCTTCATTATAAAAGTAGAGGTGGTGGAGGAAAAAGCAAGGGCGCTTTTAGTGAAGGTGTTTTTGATTATGATGTCTTTGGTAACGAGGCTCATTTTAATTTTTCTGCAGAAACCAAGATGAAAAGATATATGGATGCTCATCAAAAGGGTCGTGCCATAGATGGAAGACAGATGCCTGTTAGGGAATGGTTTCCAGATAGCAAAATACAAGAAGATGGCGGAACCACAGCTAAAAAAATAAAACGAGAAGTTCAAAGTAGATTAACAAGAGTATTAAACAGCGATAGATTAATTGTAGTAAATGGATAGAAATGCTATACTCACTTCATTGACGACTTCATACTCTAGCTATTCTAGTTCTGATTCTAGATCGACTATAGAAAAGGTATTGAAATTTAGTGGGGGAAATATAGATATTAGAAAAAGAGCCGATATTAAAAGAGAAGTTGTCATATTTAGACTTCTTAGTGGTTCGGCTGTTGATAGAGTAGAGGATGAAAAACCTTTAGATTTAGTGCAGCTCTTTGAAACTAATGTGTATGTTGAGCAGGCTGATACTCACAGTGGAAGTGAGGTGGCCTATGATAGAATGCTTGAACTTACAGATCAATTAATTGACTGGGCTAATGCTACGTCAGGAAACTCAATAAATTCAGATGTAGAAACCCTATCAACAACTGGCGTAGATACCATAGATGAAGAAGATGGGTATCTGTCAACGAATGTAAACTTTGAATGTATAATTAAAATAAGACAATAAAATAATGGCAAAACTAATATTTACTCATGCTGAAATACTTGACTCTGCAGGTAGCGCTGTGGGCGGAGGTACTTTCATAAGAAATATAACAGTAGAGGGTGTTGAGATAACTCATACTCCAGCTACGGTAGCAGTAGAAAATAACAGAGAAATAAACGAATCTTTTACAGGTCGTATTGTTATTAGAACTACAGATACAAACTTTAAACAGGTTGCAGGATCTGGCGTTGAAACAGCTATACTGGATAGTGATCATGTATCCCCAGATGGAGTGCTTCCAACAGAAGCTAAATTAAAACTTCATGGAGCGACAGGTTCGCATAGCATAACAACACCTGTTGTATATATTATGGGTCACGAAGATTTTGCGAATGGCAGAAGAGAAACTGTGTTGTATGCTCAAGCTGCTGAAATTTCTAACTTGAATTCTTTGGTTGTATCTTAATATATAAGGAGTATACATTATGTCTAGATTACTATTTAAAAAAGCTAAAATATTTGATAGAACAGGGAATACTGAAACAGAGAAAGGAACGATTGACAATATAACTGTAGAGGGCATAGAAGTGGGAATGACTCCAGATACAGTTATGATTGAGAATGATCGTGAATTGTTTGAGTCTTTTACTGGTCGAGTAGTTATTAGGACCCTTGAAACCAATTTTGATGGAACAAGCGATCCAATATTGGCCGCAGGTACTTCCAACAATACTGGTGCTGATTATATTGGTATAGGTGGAGAACAGCCAAAAGAAGGGTTCATAAAACTTTTCGGAAAGGGCGTAGACGTTACACTAGGAGGTAACGATCTAACATCTGGGTTACCTCTTTTGACATTTATACAAGGATTTAGATCATTTGAAAACGGAAGACTTGAAACTGTAATAGTAGCACAACTTCAAGATGTAGACAGTAGAAAGGTATTGTTCTCTGAAGCTGGAACTGCTTAATAAATAGGAGTAAATACTAATGTCCACACAACTAACTAAGTTAGCCTTAATAAACAACTCTGTTGATGGAGGTGGGGCGTTTAACGCTTTAACTGAAACAAAAACATTTTCTGTTGTTCAAGAGGGTGCGGCTGAGGCTTCAAGACAGGTTTTAAGCATAGAGCCAAATGTTCAGGTAATAGAAAACAACAGAGAAATAATCACAAGCAAAGTTTACAACATTACAGCTACAGGATTATACAGCACAGCAGCCAGAAGTCAATTGAATACTTGGGCTACAAATCAAACAAGCCTTGTCTTTTCTGGTATGGGCCTAGATGGCAGCATACTTCAAGCAGAAGGAACCCTACAGATTGTAAGTCAATTTGAGGATAATGCTTCATTTAGATTTACTAGTCCTAGAGAGGCTGTGGGTGGATATAGTTCTGCTACAGGCAAGCATACTTCAGATATGGCATATTCTCAAAATGGATTGTGTCTATTCAAATGGGGTACAGGCAACACTAATGATGCTGCTGGATATGAATTTGGAGGATCTTCAAGCAATATAGATGCTTTAACGTTATTTGACACTAGCAATGATTCGCAAAGAATAAAAACTACTGGAGCCATAACATTCGAGAGATTAATTCACTTTCCATTTCCGCTAACAAAGCTAACTGCCTTTGTTAATGTTTTTGAAGATGCTTCAGCATCAAACACACATTTAAGCATAAAAGCATATAACAGTAGTAATGCCGAGTTAGCTGGTTCAGCCGATGATTCAGGTTTTGACACACGAGTCGGAACTGCGACAGGACTAGATTCTACTGGAATCAAGCTTTACTCAAGAGTATTACCAGCAAATACTGAATACATAGAAATAGTTTATACTGTGGGCGGTGCAGATGACTTTAAAATAAAACAACCAACTCTTCAAATAATACAAGGAACAGCGACAACTGCTGATTACAATTTTGTAGAGTTCAACACATAACCCTAAAATAAAGCGAGCAATTTATGGGAAGAATAACAAAAGTAACTGGAGAATTCATGGGGGTTCGGTTTGAGGTCAAGCCGACCCCTATTCGTTTTGACAAGGTAATGGATGAAAGGAGGGATCTGTTACTTGGATGGTATAAAAAAAATCATCCTACTCTACACGAAAAAATAGAGTCTGATGATTATGATGTACAAGATTATACCTTAGAGGAATTAAATGCTATAAACGCATGGAGATTAGACAAAAAGTTTCGTGCAAAGTATTGTAAGTATACTGCAGAAAAATGCATTAAACTAGACAAAGAGTTGGAGGACAGCACTTGGGAATCTGATGACTTAGAATTAGGCACGCTTGAGGAAGCGTGGGATTTTTTTACAAACAGGCGACAAGTACCTTCCAATGGAGTCGGTCTACTTTAGAGTCATTAGACTTGCTCGCACCTAATGACTTAGTGGTCGAGGTTGGCGGATCGTACAGTTATTACTGTTACGTTCTCGCTGACTTTGATCCATTGCGAGCAAAGGAATTTGAAGCCAAGTGTTCGATTGAAGAGGTTACTAAAGCCATAATGGCTAGAGCAGCCTATCATATGCCAAAAGATAAACATTAATAACTATGCCTACTTTAGTATACAAACTAAAATTTGAAATAGATAAATCCAGCATAAAGGGTTTAGATAAAATAGTATCTAAAGATTTAGCGGCAAATCTCAAGCAAAGCACATCTCAAGTTAAAAAACTAGGTGAAGCAACCACCAGAACCTCGTCTACTTCTAAAAAATTCAGACAAGAAGTACAAGATGTTACTAGAGCGCAAGATGAACTTATTGCGAAAACTGGCAACACAATACAGAAACTGAAGGCAGCATCTGATCAGTTTGGTTTATCTAGTAGACAGGCATCTAAGCAAAGAAGAGAATTACAATCTTTAGCTGACCAGACAAAACAAGTTAATGATAGATTTACTCATCAAATAAGCAGATATAAATTAACTTCTGATGAGTTGATTCATCTAAACAAAAGACAAGAAGCTAATTCTAAATTATCTGAAAGGCAACAAACAGCAATCAAGCAAAATGCTCAGGCTTTAGCTTTAGAAAAACAAAAGCTAAAAGAGTTAAATCAAGCAAGAAAAGAAGCGGCCACTTTATTAGATAAACAAAACAGAGAGACTCTTGAACAATCTCAGGCTTTAAATCAAGCTGTAAGATCTGCAAATAAATTTGCTGAATCGCAAGACAAATTAAACAGAGAGTTTAAAGAAAGCATAAACAATCTGGGTGCTAATAACAGGGTTACTGCACAAAAAAATATTGAGTCCAAGAAGAGTATAGCAACTATAAATCAAGAGATAAACTCTGTTAGACAATTAATAAATACTGGCAATCTCAATGACTCTCAAAAAGAAAAGGCTCAGATTACCCTTAACAGGCTTACTGCCACAAGAGAAAGGGCCATAGATAATGTAAGGAGATATAGACAAGCCCTAAAAACTAGTGCTTCGGCAACGGCAACAGCAACCATGGCCGATCAAAGAAGGGCATCACAAATGGGCAGGACAAACAAAGCCATGTCTATTGGAAACCAATTAGCGTTTTCTTTTGGTGATCTTATAAATGATGCTGCTCAGTTTAATTTTGGTTTTGCTACTGGTATGAGGGCGATAGGAAACAACATTGGGTTTACTGCTGAAATGTTCATGTTGCTCAATATGCAAGCCAAGCTAAATGGCACAACTTTAGGAACGCTTGTAAAATCAGCGCTAACACCATTGACAATCGGATTGCTTGGTTTAAATACTGCGATAAGTTTAGTTACTGTTATCTCTCAGAGATTAGAGGCTGCTGCTAAGAAAACATCAATAGGACTTGATGAGTTTTTAACGGCTGTAAAAAATTTAAAACAAGAGGCTGAGGGTTTTTCATTTTTAGATGAAAATGAACTTAGAGCCAATATAGAAATACTGCAGGCTTTTGAGCCTTTATTCGATGAAATAATTCAAAAAGAAAAGGAATTAATTGAATCAGCAGATCC